CATCGACTCAATCATTAAAAAGTTTGTAATGATGAAGAAAATAAGCAAAATCAAGTTTATGCTTTATTAACGAGAAGCTTTCTATAGGGGTGCTGAGTAGTTACATGAGAATATTTTTGTGTTAAACTTCATAAAAAAGTAATAATCTGAAAGTTTTGTTACCGATTTTTTGTTACCAAAATTGAAGAAAATGGTAACAAGATTGTTATGGCGCTTCTTCGGTCTCCATAACAACTTCTCCGTCTCTCATATAAACCTCAACTACATACCCTTCATCGAGAAGCGGGCTGATTTCCTTCTCGGTCGGGATTCTCTCTAGTGTTCTTCTTTTTATCTGATTCATAGTAATTATCCATTAGAAAATCGAAATACTTGCTATTACGTTTCTTTAGCTTCTTTCGATTAATTACATCTCTCTTGTATTTATTTTTGATACGGACACATTCATAATGACCTTTAATATAAAGGTGTTTATAGAATCTCAAATCCATTTCTAACATAATGCTCTTTCTTATAGCATAGCTATCACAATGTTTCATTAACCCTAGATAGCTGTTGATAGAACAAACGTAGTGCTGCAATTCCTCTATCGTGTAGTTATCTGGCAATGTGTTCATATGATGCACCAGTTGTTTAAAGTTGCTTACCATACGATTACTAGCATAAATTCTATCACGCTTCACAACCATACCCGTAAACTTAATACCCTTATATACGGATTGTAGTTCTATCTTCCTCGGATGCAAAGTTACGCCTATATTGGCAAGATATTTCCTTATCTTTGGTACAGAAGCTAACAATACCCGTTTATCTTGATGTACCAAGAAGAAATCATCTACGTACCTGCCATGATAATAGATACGCAGAATAATCTCAAGCATCCAATCAAAATCATTGAGCCAGAAGTTTGCGTCATGCTGACTTGTAAGATTGCCGATAGGGAGACCATGGTTCTTCTTTGCTCCTCGTAACGTTTTGCCTAGTGGAACTTTTGCCATAGTTTCCTCAGACGAGCGTTTAATGCAGTTCTTTGTCGGGTCGTTCATAATGGTAACACGAGAAAGGTAGCGCAGGTCTTCTATATCATCTCCTTTGTAATTGTCTAAAATAAACGCATCTACTTTGTCTGCAAGTTCTTCTCTAGGAATGCTCATAAAGAAGCCTTTCATATCGCATTTCAGATACCAACATGGCTTAGTGAAGCTCTCGGAACATTCTTTAATATCTGCCGCAAGCTGCCTTACTCCATAGAGCTGACCTTTGCCGCAACGGCAATTATATGTTCTATCACTAAAAACTCCCTCAAATAGTGGTTCTAGTCGTAGAGCAATATAATGGTGAATAACTCTATCACGAAAATTAGCGGCAAAAACTTCCCGATAGACAGGTCGGGAAACAACAAAGGTAATGGATGGCATTGGCTCGTAAGTCCTTGAGTTTATTCTTTCAACCAAGTCCGTTATATTCTCGAACAGATACGTTTCAAACCTTATCGCATCTGGTGATGATGCCTTACCTTTACGGCAGTCTTCGTAAGCTGCTATAATATATTCTGCCTTTACCATTACTATTATCTCCCTAACTCTCCTAACTAGTGCTGTAACAGGACGAACTCGATTCGAATTGTCAACCTTACCGTTGTTGTTCCGATTGCCATTGTCGAAATTCAGATTCCACGCATTGTTGCCCGAATTCTCAACACACGACCAGTAATTCGTCCGCTATTTTCTCGCTCTTTATTATACATCTTAGCTGCTTCGCTACACCGGACAAATGATGATGCGACTTGACAGCAGCGAGACCATTATTTATGGAGAATCACATTCTATAATAAGCCTTAACCTAATTATACTCTAGCTTTATTCAAAGCAGGACTAACCTTTCTTTGAATTTCCCCAAGCTGTAGCCTGTCTGCCGATGATGGTTGTCAATCTGCAAATATCTGCCGCTTGCTTCTCCGAGAATAGTTTTCTCTTGAAGCAAAGGCGAAGGATAGTTTTGAGAAGTTCGAATTTGACACGAAATCCCATCATGTACTGATGTCTGTTATCCGCATACATATTCGCTAGCTGAATGTACTCGAAAAGTTCAAGAGCAACGCTTGTCATTTTCTCACCTAAATCGTAACGATACATTCTCGGAAACTCAACCTTCATGGCGGTGAGCTTATCGACTAACTCGAAAGTATCCTTGTATATCTGTAAATCCTTCGCTAATGCCATAGATATTCTAGCTTATTGCCACTAATTATTCGTGATATTGTTATTATTTATGTGTTCGTAATTCTCCACCTCCCAACCTTGCTTGCCCGACCTGCGGTCGGAAAGAGGTAAAGGGGTGAAGAGATAAAATGATTAAAATGCTGTAACAGGACGAACTCGAAGCGAACTGCCAACCTTACCGTAGTTGCCCCGAAAGCCAGTGCCGAAAAACAGATCCCACGCAAGGTTGCCCGAATACTCAACACACGACCAGTAAGACGCCCGCTGCAAGAGTGATACAGACTGATTCCCGGCATCCTTAATGCGCTGTAGGGCGAGATTGATGGTTTCGAAGTGCTGATGGATAAGCGCAAGATCTCCCATGGTCGGAAGCCACCAGTTATGTTTTCCTATCTGACAAATCCTACTGCCCTCAGTACGATTCGTCATATAGTTCCAGCAGTAAGCAACACCATACGTTGCAGGGTCATCGTTCTTGTAGTAGCTGCTCGCCATGATGCCGGCAGTACGTGTTGAGCCATCGAAGGTATTTAAGTCTCCCGATGTCTGATACCCGACAGAACTGTTATTCTGCACGCTTCCCCATTTCATCGCATTCGATGGTTCGGTCAGAGCAATGCCCAGTCTGTAGCCACCATGCTGGATGACGATTGCATCAGCATCGCCAGACGAGATACCGATGCCCGTTGTCTGCCATGGCTCGATTCTTTTATACGAACCAATAACAGCGTTCTCGTCTCCGGTCTGAGTGCCCCATCCATCATTCTGCATCTTTGCGATGTAGACACCATCCTGCAAAGGACGAATGTTCTGTTCAAGATAAGCCTGCATGCTTGCCTTGCTTGCGTTTGTGACCGCCTGCCCATTTGCGGACAGCCAATCGCTGATTTTTCTTGTCTTTATAGCCATAATATTATGTATTTAAAAGATATTGTTACTTATCTATCGCTTCTGCCGATGCCGAATTGCTGATAGCGGCATTCACTGCGTCAATGAAGCAGGGAGCGGTAGTTCGCTCAACGAGTTCCTTGATGATTTTCACTTCGTCATCGGTGTACTCAGTCTCGTCACTTCCGTTCCACATCTTCACAGCAAGAGCCTGTCCTGCCAGCCCCAATCCTGCTCCCTGCGAGTAGATGATGTTTGCAATCTGCTTGCGTGCGTTAACTACCTGACACCGGTTCTTGTCGAGTGTCATAAATACTTCGAGATGTTCTAACTTAACTTTCATATTAATTTTTGCTTTTATGATTATCTATCCAACCAATTCAAGTCATTTACTCCGCTCCAGAAGATACCACGACCGAAATAGGTTTTATCCTCCTGGCTAGGAATAAGTATTTCTGGGTGTATATATACAAGATTTATTGTTTCTCCACCATGAAGTTGATGCCATCCACCGACATCACTGAAATATATATCATTATTACGGTCATTGGCATTTATTGCCATCCAACGCTTACCTGTTCCTCCAGGTACAAACTCGTAATAATATCTAGCAATTGATCTAAGAGGAGTGAATACTACTATATCAATAGGACATCCGGACAAATCTTCATTAGGACTATACAATGGAATTTTGTATACGGTTTTATTGTCATAAGAAACACGCTCTAGAGGCACAGGTATTCTTTCGCTATCGTATCCGTCAGGATAAACTTGCATAACATCCCCAGATACTACTGCCAATGTACTCTGTCGATGCCCAAAGGCTGAACGACACCATACATTACTAGCATAGAAACGCCAACCCCTTTTCGCCGCAGAATTATATCCTTGATTATAAATATCTGCATCAAATGTTATACGGCCAGAACCATCAAAATATATTGAACCAGCGCTTTTAGTTCCATCAGAACTAACCGCAGTCAATCTATAAAAAGAGCCTGTCACACCCTTCAGTTCTCCTGCGAATATACCATTAGACGCATATAACGAACCATCTTTCGTTACACTGAATGGAGCATTAGCCCCATTCGGTGCGCCAAGCCACAGAGCGTAATCATTATCATTACTAACAACCCTAAACGAGCCAAACATTGCGCCACCTGACGGATTGTACAGATTAATCTGATTGCTTCCGAGCATATTGATGGTAGCGTTCTCGGCAAGAAGAAGATGAGTTGCTATCGACTTATAATTGCTCATCTCTGTCCAATGCCCATCGGTCAAACTAGGCGAAGAAGTTGCAGCGTCATACGTTTTAGTACATTGATACCACTTGCCTTTAACACACACAACATCAACGTATTCTTCTTCACCTGCACCCGAAAGATACTTATAGCTGCCCGATTCAAAACCGTCATGTTCACGCATAAGAGCACCTTTTTGCCCTTTGTCTCCTCTCTGAGAGAAGGAGATTGAGCCAGTTACTTCTGCTAAAACCTTTGTCATAAGCTGTACTATATAGTTCCTGTTATCGAATACACCGCACCCTTATAGGCTCTGATACCAGCTTCGGTAATCGTAAACGTATTTCCCGATTCGGTAATCGCTGAATTGATAGGCACACCTGCGTTGGAATAGAGCGACATAGAAAATGTTACTCCAGTCTCATTTTCGGTTGAACCTCTCTTGCGCATATATGGCTTATAGACAATTTTGCCGCCTGAGTTTTGAATGAAGTTCTCAGCTACAGGGTTGTTGTTGCCGTCCGTAGGGTTAGGATAAAGAATGTACTCGTCTGATACGTCATTGATAGTCTGTGTGTCGGAAGCATAGAAACCACCAGCCTTCCATGCTTCGCACTTTACGATGATGGACGAATCCACGTCCGTCTCGTTGATGGTAAATGTAGCGGAGGTGCTATCCTGCCTGAGTACCCATCCACCGCTAGCATCTGGCAGATACCACTTGAATGCATATCCAGTAGATGTAATCATATTGCCATCCGTAACCTGCGCCTTGACAGTACAGGTTCCACCCTTCTCCGTAATCGCGAAGAGATTCTTGTCTGACGTTGCGATGATGTTCACACGCTTGGAATCAATCACACCTTCGGCTATATATACTGGGTACATAGCTTGAAGTTTCACATTTGTGTTTGATATGGATATATCAACCTTACAGATAATAGTGAATGAATCGCCACCATTGATATTGACAAGGTTCTTATTGACCGTAAGGGTCGGATTGCCGCTAGCATCAGACCCCTCCGTGAAATGACCTGCCGCACCGCCAAATGAATTCGTTGAAACGTGCGAGGCATTGAAAGTCAGCGCAACACCTGCGACAATCCACGTTGGGGTGCCTCTAGTGAGGTCAAACGAATTGCCCGCACCCTGTTCCGCCGAATATGCCTGCATAACCAGCTTTGGCTTCGTTGCACCGCTCGCCTCGAAGTTAGGCACAACGTTGGAAGGTGACGCAGGGTCGCCGTCATAATTCTGATACACGTCTCCTGTAGTACATTGCAGAATAGTGTGCAAGGTAGTACCATTACTTGTAACGGTAATCTGTCCTGTAACTGTAGCTTTACTCATTGTTTACCTCACTTTCTTCTTTAGTATCTGTATTTTCGTTACCTGTATTCTCGGAAGGCGGATTGTCGCTGCCGCCAGAACTGATATTGCCATTATCTCGGATATCGCCACCGCCGCCGAACTCAACTGGGGTATAGCAGGAGGCAGGAGTATCAGTAGTTCCCTTGATTTCCGCAAGAGCATCACTCTCTACTACAAGTGAGCCGCCGACATTGGCTGCCCTCTCGTTGAGGTTCACACCTTTCACACCATTCAGCTCACTCTGATAGAGCAGACAGTTTCCGTCACTTGTCATTGTCAGCGGTACTCCGCTTTTGATAATGGTCTCTGCGACCTGCTTAGTTACCTTAACGTAGTATTTCATAATTTTGATTTTTTAAAAGTTAAACACTATCCGTTATTCTCGTCAATCTCCCTTGATATGATGTATTTTCCGCCCTCATCCACAAGGGCATTTCCGTTCTCGTCAACAATCAGCTCGTAAGCACCTCGGTCTTCGATAGACAGACGAATGCTCTTCTTAGCCTCAAATGGGCACTGGAATGTCTCGCCATAACCTAACGTCTCTGCACTCTGCGTCATTGTAGTAACACCATTATTTGTGCTCTTGCCGTATGTTATCTTCTGCCATTTTGCTCTCAGCACTTTTTTCCAAACGGATGGTTCGATAACTCCATTGTTGTCGCTGACAATAGCTCGGCAGGCAACTGATGTCGCATCTTCATTGAGTCCGAAGCCATCGCCGATGAACTGAGCCGTGAGCGGCGGTATGGTTCTATTGATGTACGTAACCTTCCGAGCATCAGCATCACGGGGCGAGGAAGGAATACTGCCGCTATAGATATAGCACGCTCTCAACTCATATCCGATACCTTCGCCTATCATATCACAATCAATAGTGATAGAGGAAATCTGCCCGTTTGCACCCTTGGTCATTGCCGTAATCTCGTAATTCTCGGCATCGTCAACAGATGATATAAGCTGCTTCGTACCGTTGTCAAGAATGCGATACCACCATATTCTCGTCTTGCTGTCTGCTGTCTTATCCTTAGCTCCAACCATAATCTTGGCGGTAAGAGTTTTAGATGCAGCGTGCCTGATAGGATTCCACAGCACTGTAGGTGGACTATCAAGCATAATCTCAGCTCTCGCATTGGTACAATCTTCAAGATAGAGAGCCTTGTTAGCCACGAACGTGTACTTATATCCGCAAACTGGGTCTGTCCAGCTTCCTTCAAATCGCATTGTTCGTGACTTGCCTAGAACGGAGTTCTGCTTGATATAGAGAGTTCCCTTATCCGAACCTTCCCTCACAGCTTCATATCCAGCCTTCACACTTGCATTCTCACTTGTAGCTACTACCACGATGCCGCTAGATGTCACCTCCGACCACTTGAATGTATCCAACTGACTATTGAAGACAGGTGTTTCTCCTGGGTTGTCGGGGTCGATGAGATGGCAGGAAGGAAACATCGTGCAAGGTCGAATGGTGAAGTCGGGCGAGAATGAGCCTTCAATACCATCATACTGCTGTCTGTTGATGATATTGCCAACAATCTCTATGTTGCAGGATTGAGAGTAAGCCGTAGGCTGTATCTCCATCATCTTGTCAACACTAACCGCTAATTCTTTAGCCATATTCTATTTATTTTAAAAATTTAACATTAATCAGAAACTAACACTCACATCTTCGGAATACATCGTCTCTCCATCCCTGATTTCGGCACCACATCGGAATGTCACACTACCTATCTTGAATGCAGCACCGCCAAGGTCTTCATAGGTCAAATCAACCGACAATCCGCAGTTGGCGTGAGAGAGTGCCCATTTATTATCTGCCGTTGGATTTCCGCTGTCTCTAGTCCATACAACATTGACCATAGAACCGGTCACGTCTTGATTGTAGAGCCTTCCGACTACTGATAGAGTAGTGAATACTTTCCAAGAGCCATCAGCGTTCGTTGCCATCAAGTCGTTGAGACGGAAGTTCCACAGCTTCGATGATAGCATTTCGAGCGTGAAATAAGGGTTGCCTTCAACGAACGCCCAAGCGGTAGATGAGTAGGTTGGCGGCTTTGTTGTCTTGTCTTCTAAACACTTCCACTTGCACCCGAGGTAATAGACGGTATCAATCGTTCTGTCACCATTGCGGTAAGGATTGTCTCCTTGTGCCACAGCCAAGCTCCAAACACCTCTGTCTCTTGTCGTGTAGATAGGATTTCCTTGATAGTCTATCTGCTGGAATGATGCAGCCATCATCCACTTAGCATAGAACGCTCCATCACGCTTATTGGCAGTAGGGAAGTCTTGAAAGAGGAACGATAGTGCATCTGGCAGCTTACCCATCGCAAGAGAATAATTCGTCTTGTCAATGATAGGCTTTGTAACGTGGTCGAGCCATACAAGCAACCCTTCAGACGATGATATATACCAGCAACTCTGTCTGTCTTCGTCCACCGCATTTCCCCAGCGTATCAACCTAGCCAACTCGCAAGGTGGATAGTTCTTCTTGCTAGGACATTCATCGTCGGGATAACATACAACTGTGATGGTGTTCGTTACCGTATTGACCGAGAGTACTCGCAGCCACATATCATAATACCTGCCATTCTCGGCTAAGGTATTGATGGAAGCCAAGATAACATCATTCTCCTTGAATGCCGTAAAGTCGTTATCCCATCGCTTCTGCAACTTCAAATCATAGGTCACGTTACCACCTTCCGTTGCCGCAGGAGTCCCCATCACCGACTCAACCATACCGCTCTCGGTAAAAACGAAGTTACTCTCCATCGCCGTCTGGCGGTTGACGATAAGCTCCTTAGCGATAATGGAACTGCGAGACGTAATACTCTCGAACTCAGCGTTTCCCAGTTCGTCAATCCTGCCACCAGTACCAAAGAGCATTCCTTGTATAAACTCGCCGAAAGTTGCACCTTTCTTGAACTGGGATAAGTCTTCTGCTGTCAAGCCTTGCACGAACTTCTGCACCTTCTCCCAAGTGATTGTGCCCTTTGCTGTGTTATCCTGCAGCCTAGATACAAACTCCATCCTAGAACGTCTAGCAGAATAAACGTTACTATCGGATGCAGGAGTGGTATC